CCGTTTGCCAATGATTGCCTCTCAACCAACTGAGGGTGCTATCTTGTGTAATATGCAAGGGCTGGACAAGAATAGGAAACCATTTAAGACCAATCTGATGTGGTGCCGTGAAGGCTCCCCCATAAGTAACGGGTACCAACACATAATCGGCTCGCACTATAAGCTGAAGAATATGAATACCTTTGAAGGAATGTGTATGTCACCAATCGTGACATGTGGAAATAGATATCAAGTGGTAGGTTTTCATATTGGAGGAGTTGCTGGAACACCTAGAGGATGTGGAATGGAAGCTCTAAAGGCTGAGTTCCAGGTTGCAGAATCTAGGTTGATGGAATTGAATGATTTTATGAGCGTAGGGGCTCAGTCTGCACCCCTACCCAAGAAGTTATTCGGGAGAGATGTCTTAACCGGAGACACACCTCACCGAAAATGTCCTACTAACTTTTTGGAAGGAGACAGGAATATCGAGATTTTTGGGCGTACAGCGGAAACAGTTACGCCCTCATCCAAAGTCATCGAGACACCTATCTCCAAGACAGTGGAGGAAGTGACAGGTGTGCCTAATATGTGGGGGCCACCTAAGTTTGTTCAACCGAAGGAATTGGAGAATGGAGCGGTAGATCAGCAAAAGTGGAAACCGTGGTATGAAAGTTTGAAGTACTCCTCTAATCCATCGGGTGGTTTTGATCCGGCAGTCCTGAAGTGGGCTGTGGCGGACTATAAGTCGGATTTGTTTGATATTTTAGAAGCACAGAAAGAGTTTTGGCAAAATGATATAAGGCCATTGTCGAGACTCGAAGCTGTGAGTGGAATTGATGGAAAAAGATTTATTGACGCAATGAAAACATCGACCTCTATGGGGTTCCCTATTGGGGGACCCAAGAGTAAGTATATGGAAGATTTGGAACCGACTGAGGAACACGCGTGTCCTCGCACTTTTACACCAGAAGTATGGGCTGAGGTAGATAAGTTGCTAGTAGCGTGTGATAAAGACGAGTCACTCCCAGTAGTGTTTTCGTCAAACCTCAAGGATGAACCTACGTCATTGGCTAAGGATAAAGTTCGTGTTTTTCAAGCAAGCCCAGTTGCTTTGCAAGTATTGATGCGGATGTATTTCCTACCAATTGGAAGGTTTCTGTCAGTAAACCCGTTGGTATCTGAATGTGCTGTTGGCGTGAACTCACATGGACCAGAGTGGAATGCCCTTGCGTCACATATGAAGCACTTTGG